GCAATGAGAGAGGGAATTGATAGTAGACTTTGTGTAAACTTGGCACATACAGTTGTTAAATTTAAAAAGTTATGGAACCTAACTCTTAAAAAAGCAGATATTGACCGCTACGGCTGGGATGCCAATCCTTGGGTATGGGTGATAGAGTTTGAACGGTGCGAGAAGCCGGAAAGTGAGATGTAGATGTTATATTCTGGATATTATTGTGATAAATGCGGACAGGCGTTTGATTGGAATTAGTGTTTTACGGAGAAGTGGAGGGAAGACAATGAGACTGGTTGATGCGGATGCACTTATTCAAGAATTGCATAATGGGATATTTAGCTGTTTCGATTGCAGAAAAGATTACGAATATTTAGGAATTGATGATTATATACGCAATCAGCCAACCGCCTATGACGTAGACAAGGTTGTGGAGCAGTTGGAAGAAGAAGCGTACCAACATTATGAAGGTTCTAAATCTGTAGACTTGGAATTTGCGATTGGAGCTATAAAGGAAGGGATGAAGAGGTAGGAGGAAATAAGAAACCAAACTGGCAGCAGGCATAAATAAAGAAGGGTAAATCCCTTCTTTATCACGAAATATTAAGCTGTGACTTTAAGGCATCCTGCAATACCTGTGAAAAATTAATATTGCGTTCCAAAGCGGCGGCATTGAGCCATGCAGGTAATGTAACTGTTCTATTAACAGACTTGTTCATTTGGGCCATGCGGACAGAAGGCATATAAACATCAATCAGTACAGCACGCTCATTTGGTTTCGTAGTGATTCCTGCGAGAGGCGTTGGAGAAGGAATTTCTTCCTTATCCTCTTCCAAACCATTAAGGACACAGCCGAGAAGTTCTCTTGCGGACAGAAGGGCGTCATTATCATTGATTCCGCTTGTCGCACAGTTCAGATCCGGAAACACGACCGCAATTTCCTGATCCGGTTCATAAGTAAAAATAGCAGGATAAAAATAACGTTCTACTTTTTTCATAAATGAAACCTCCAATAAAAGATTGTCAGGAGGAACCGGGACTATCGAAAGGTAAGTCCCGATTGATTTTCAATGCTGTCAAGAGTTTTACGGGGAATATCCCTGTCAGGATGTTTTACGGTGACACGTCCCTTTTTGGATGGATGCTTGAACTGGTGATGACTTCCGGTTACATTTACTTCATACCATCCATCTGCTTTCAGCATTTTAATCACTTCCCTTGATGAATAACTTTTCATTAGTATTTCCTCCTGACAATATTATAATAACGCATATAAAAGTATGTGTCAATGCAATTAAAATCGTAAAGGCAGGAATGAAGGATCAGAGGAAATAAAGAAGTCTGACCGGCAGCAGGTCTATAATGAATAACAGGAGGACAACGATATGATCATAAGTTTTGAAGAAAAGGATAGGGAGAAAATTGAATCAAAAGGAATCACGATTATTGAGTTTAAGCAGAAAATGTACAAAATAGAAAAACTCAAAGTTGCATTGCTTGCATTAGTGGATCGTATATTAAAGACATGGAAGGCAGTTTCTGAAACATTTCTTGAAATATTGGACCGTGTAGCGATGGCGGTTGAAGTAGTGAAAGATATTTATCATTATGAAACATCACATAGATACAAAATCGCAAAAGTATTCAGTAAATGCACAGGAACTGACATGTATTATGCATGGAGGTTTACCTGTAGGATAAAAAGATGGTTTGCAAGGAGCTGTTGTTAAATTTGCAAATATTGACATGGACATAACCAATAGTTATAATAATTCATATATCCATAACAATCAGAGCCTAGAGCCAAATATGAAAACAATTCATATGAGGTCACGGGCTCTTTTTATTACAGGGAGGAATCAGAGAGGATGGTGGGCAGTGGCAGAAAATTATATAGAAGCAGAGAAAGACTATATGCTTGGAATGAAATATAAAGACATTGCCGCAAAATATGGTGTCACCGTCAATACAGTAAAGAGCTGGAAAAGCAGGTACAAATGGAACCGTAAAAATGGCGAAAAAAGTGTGCACACAAAAATGCATACAAAAAAAGGAAGTTGCACCGGTACAACAGAGCAAATATGAAACAGAACAAGTAAACGGTAGATTAACAGAAAACCAACAACTTTTCTGCCTATATTATGTAAAGTACAGAAACAAGGTAAAAGCCTATCAGAAGGCATACCAGTGCAGTTATGAGAATGCTTGTAGGAATGCAAGTACACTAGGGAAAAATAAGGAAATACAAGATGAGATAAACAGAATCATGGAGGAGGTGCGTGGTGACATCAAAATAGACATCCGAGACCTGATTCAGCAACAGTTGGACATAGCAAGGGCAGATATAAATGATTATGTTGATATTTCAAAAGGGACCGTGAAGATCAGAAACAGCATAGACGGGACAATAGTAAAAGAGATCAAGAATACCCAATATGGCATCAGCATAAAGCTCTATGATAAACAGAAGGCAATTGATTTCCTGAAAAACAATCTCCCTGATGAAGGCGGAAAAGAGGGACCAGAGAATATGGAAACATTGGCAGAAATAATTTTGAGAAGCGTACCGAACCGCAAGCTGGAGGATTTCGAACAGTCGGAGGAGATTAACGAATGAATGTACAAGCGCCATTTAGCAGACGTCAGGAAGAGTATATGTACCGCTGTTTTGATGCATGGTTTAACGTGGCAGAGGGCGGTAAGCGTGGGGGAAAGAATGTACTGCAGACATTAATTTTTTGCATGTTGCTCGAAATACATAAAAACCATATTTTCCTGATCGGCGGGGTATCTGTTGCAAGTGCAAAGCTGAACATACTGGACTGTGACGGGTACGGGATGCTGAATTATTTTGAAGGAAGGTGCAGAGAGGGGAAGTATAAAGATCGTGACTGTCTTTATGTAAAGGCAAAATCAGGAGAAAAGATCGTGCTGATCTCCGGCGGAGGCAAGGACGGTGATGAAAAGTTCATAAAAGGAAACACATACGGCATGGCATATGTTACAGAAGCTAATGAGTGCCACCCTAAATTTCTGAAAGAGGTCTTTGACCGTACTGCAACCAGCTCGGACAGAAAAGTATTCCATGACCTAAACCCTAAAGAAGAAGAACACTGGTATTATGAGGAAATCTTAGGATTTCATGAGAAACAGCAGAACAAAGATCCGGATTATGGGTATAACTACGGGCATTTCACACTGGTCGACAATATGAGCCTGTCAGATGCAAAGATACGGAAGATCCTGAGCACTTATGATAAAGGAACAGTATGGTACAAACGTGACATAAAAGGAGAACGTGAGGTTGCAGAGGGTATTATCTTCCGCCGTTTTGCGGACAACAATGAACCATATCTGTATGAGGATGCTGAACTATTTGAGGAATGCGAAGAAAACGGAAAAAAGAAGACACGCCTAAAAAAGAAGCCCTCCAAGATTGTGATCGGGGTAGATTTTGGCGGCAACGGGTCCATGACAACATTTGTAGCAATGGCTTATTTTAACAAATACCATGATTTCCGAGCTTTGGAAGAAGAGGGTATTCCGTTGTCAGATGACATTGATGCGGATAAGATATGTGAGACCTTTGTCCGTTTTTACCGCATGATGATAGAGAAGTATGGGCATGTAGACTGGGTATTTCCGGACAGTGCGGCAACAACCATGATCAACAGTCTAAAGAGTGCAGCGCGTAAAGCAGGACTCCCGCACCGGAACATAAAAGGATGCAGAAAAAATGAAGTAGAGGAACGGCCGAAGATGATAGATCTGCTCTTTAATACCGGACGCATGAAGATAAATAAGAGATGCGTGAGATTACGAAAGGCGATCGGAAAACTCAAATGGGATGAGAAACATCCAAACAGACCGGAGGATAAAAATATAGGAAACTGCAACGATTGGTGGGATGCTTTCTGTTATTGCCTGTTGGATTTTGTAGAGTTTATAGATTTAGACAGATAAGGAGGAAAAATGGAAACTTTTATCAAAGACTGTCTTAATAAAAAGGGATATATCGTAAATGATGATGCACAGGCACTGATACAGGAATGTGACAACTGGTATTCCAACAGGGTAATTAAGGACTTTCACAGGCGTAGTACTGTGCAGGGAGTCCCATACGAACTGAACCGGTTGAATTTTGCAAAGCGCTGTTGTTCTGATGATGCAAATCTGTGTGAAGTATTGGAGATTAATGCCGGAAATGGAGCACAGGCAGAATTTGTTAACAGCACGCTAAATGCCAGTGAATTTAATACCCAGTACCGCAGACAGCTTGAAAAGACCTCGGCGACAGGCACAACAGCATGTTATATCCGCCTTGACAATGCAACTTTTTTTGATAATGGGATGGTAAAAGGCGGAGATATAAAATTGAATTATGTTGAGGCAGCAGGATTTATTCCTTTGACAATTGAAAATGAGATCGTTATCGAAGCAGCATTTACAGGAAGCGCTTTGAGACGGGGAAAAAAAGAAACAACACTTGTACTGTTTCTGAAAGAAAACGGACTGTACTCAGTGGAAACCCATATATTTGACGCACATGGGGCGGAAATAGATGCCACAGTTGTACAGTTAGGAGATATAAAACCTTTTGCAGTCATGCGTAATGCTGAAGTAAATAACCTTGATGGGATGGATGGATACGGCCTGCCAAAACTGTGGGGCGCCATTCCGATACTGAAAGTCCTTGATCTGTGTTTCAATGTTCTGTTTGGTGATCTTGACAAGGCAGATAAACTGCTCATAGTAAATGATATTATGTGTAAGTTCGATGAAAATGGAGACCCAATTACACCAAATGAACTGGCAAAGAAACTATTCGTGTTAATAGGACCTGAAAAACTACCGGACGCAAAGGAACTGGTCACAGAGTACAACCCTGAAATACGGATAGAGGAGATTACCAAAGTATTTGAGCTGTGTTTGTCCCTGTTATCCATGATGTTTGGTTACGGCACCAAGAAGTACAGCTTTGAAAACGGGCAGATAACGACAGCAACAGAGTATATCGGGGAGCGCCAGGATCAGATGCAGGAGTTAAACCGACAGCGGCAGGAGGCAATGCGGTATATACAGGATATCTGTAAGGCAGTTATGTGGTTCTCAAACACGTTCCACGGAACCGCCTATAAACTCGAAGATGAAATATTAGTAGATTTTGATGATAGTTATATCACAGATAAAGAGAGCGAATTAGAGCGTAAACGGGATGATGCGCTTAGCTTTGAACTTCCGGAGCTGCTCATATGGTATCTGATGGAAGCCTACAATCTGACAGAAGAAGAGGCAAAGAAAATGGTCGGACAAAAAGAAGATGAGTCCGGAGAAGAAGAGGATTAACAGATGCTGACAGAAGAACAGATTGAAATATTGGGCAGAACGCTTGCCCCATTATTTAATTATCTCGAGCAGGAAGTTATAATCAGTGTGGCGGAGCGGATTTCTGAGTCCCTAAGTTATACAAGGACAGCTGAACTGCAGGCAATAGCCATGCGTGAACTTGGGTACAGCCCGGCTAGGATACGCAGTGAAGCCATGAAACTTTTAAGGGCAGATCCCGATTTTCGTAAAAAAGTTGCACTGAACACACTGCAGCACAAAAGGGAAGTCCGTAAGCTGTTAGAGCAGATCAGCAAAGAAGCCTATAACAGCAGTAACGAAGTGTTGAAAAGCGCCGGAGACCTGTCGTGGGCCGCAGACCTGTCATTATGGAAAGAAGCGGGGAAAAAACTTACTGATAGCTCTTTTCTTCCACAACTTGCAGAAGCAATCACGCGACAGACAGCAGGGGAGCTTAAGAAACTGACACGCACAACCGGGTTCAAGAGTATGGCAGGATATGAAGCGATAGAAAACCTCTATCAAAGGGAACTGGATAAAGCATTGATCAAGGTGTGTTCCGGTACTTTTAGCAGGGCAAAAGTTGTAAGGGATACGGTACACGGTCTTGCGCAGAGTGGACTTAGGAATATTGATTTTGCATCCGGCTATTCCATGCAGCTTGATACGGCGGTACAGCTTGCAGTCAGAACAGGATGTTATCAGATCTCGGCGAAGATCGTGGACAGGAACATAGAAAATACCAGGGAAAACCTGGTCTATGTATCAAAACACTGGGGCGCAAGAAATAAGGGAGAAGGCATAGAGAATCACGAAGCATGGCAGGGAAAGGTGTATTACATAAAGCCGGGACAGGATTACGCGGAGGAGTCAAAACGAATCGGACAGGACAGCATTGAAGACCTGTGGAAGGTGACAGGTTACAGCGCAGACGGGACAAATGAGAATGATCCGCGCGGATTGCATGGATATAACTGCCGGCATAATCATTATGTATGGTTTATGGGAACATCAGAGTTCCCGGTGGAAGCCCCTGAGCCTGAACCGGTGACAATAGACGGCAGGACTTATGATTATTATGCTATATCACAAAAGATGCGTTCCATGGAGCGTGCTGTAAGAGCCTTAAAAAGGGAAAAGGAAGCCTTAGACAAGTTAGGTATGGACACGAAGGAAACAGATGCGAAAATAAGGCAGAAAACGAAGGAATACAAGGACTTCTGCAAGACATGTCATGTAAAGGAAAATACGGCGCGGATGAGGTATGAGTGTGGCACATCTGACTTGAAAAAGACGAAGGCATGGAAAGAATTTAATAATCTGGCTACTGAAAATGCATCATTGACACAAAATAAAGAGGAAAGTAAAATAATGACAGGGAGAGATACAATGTCATTAGAATACCAAAGATATGGAAGAAATAAAGAGACGCTTGTCAATAGCGCATATATTGAAAGCGGAGAATATAGGAATAAGTTTGATAATATATCAGATAATATTGATGTAAGACGTGTACTGTATTCCAAAGCAAAAGAAATGTTGCAACATAGAAGTGGTACTATGCTTGAGGATATGTACTGGATTGATGGTAATACAGGTAAGATTGTTGCAAGTGCATTAAATGAGAAGGAAGCAGGTAAGATTATTTACAGTGCTTCTTTGAAAAAGGTATTGCAGGGTAAGAAGGGCTTGATCACGATGCACACGCATCCACAAAGTATGCCGCCCAGCATTGACGATTTTAATTCGGCGTATCATCAAGGATACAATATGAGCCTTGCACTTTGCCATGATGGAAAGGTGTTTGCTTATACATCTAATCAAGAGGTAGAGAAACAATTATATCTTTTGTACATTGGAAAGTTTATGGGTGAGGGATTTACGGAATATGAATCCCAGCTAAAAGCACTTGAAAAGTTAAAAGAGACTTATGATATTGATTTTTGGGAGGTAAAATAAAATGAAAAAAGAAGTTGAATACATTATTGATGACAGCCCGGTTGTAATACCGGATCATATAAAAAAAATGTCGAAAGAAGAGATTGAGGCTGAAATAGAAAGACTTGAAGAAAAAGGAAGAATGGAGAGGGACCGCCTTCGGCGCGGGGAAGAATTGATCACAGTCTAGCATAACTTTAAATTATATACTTGCACATTACCATTCTTATATGTTATGCTATATAAGAAGGTGATGCAATGAAGATAAGGTGGTGCAGATGCCCGAAATGTGGCTATGAACATTTTATGAAGATACGGCAGGATACTGTGATACAAAAATATCCGGCATACTGCAAAAAGTGTAAAAAAGAAATACTGATAACCATAGAGCCCAGAGCCGAAACAGTAAATCCAGAAGTGGATTGACTGTTTCGGCTTTTTTGCTTTTGCGGAATAGAGCAGTGGCAGCTCGTCGGGTCCACGCCCGAAGGACGCAGGTTCGATTCCTGCTTCCGCTGTTTCCCATATCGCAGAAAGTGCGATTCAAAAAATTATTTTAGGAGGATGCTATGGAGAATATTTTTAATATCATGCAGGGATACGGATTGGAAGTGCCGGAAGACAAGAAGAAAGATTTTGAGAAATCAGTACTTGAGAATTACAAGACAGTAACAGACTATGACAATCAGACTAAGAAACTGGAAACAGCCAATGCGACTATTAAAGCCAATGACGCTGCCATGGAAGACCTAAAAAAGCAGCTGGAGGGCTTTAAGGATGTGGATGTTGCTGCATTAAATCAACGTATTACTGATTTGGAAGCTGAAAAGGAAACTATCAAGAAGGAATACGATGATAAAATAGCAGAACGCGATTTTGCGGATATCCTCAAAGAGGCAGTCTCATCCGCAAATGGCAAGAATGCAAAAGCGATCAAAGCCCTGCTCGACATTGAAACCCTTAAAAAATCAAAGAATCAGCGTGAGGATGTGGCAGCAGCATTAAAAACACTTGCAGAAGCAGAAGACAGTAAAATGCTGTTTGGTGAACCGGCGTCTAATCCAGTAGGAACCGGAAACATGATCGGACAGGTGAAGAAAACAAGCATACAGCAGCCAGACTCGTTAAAGGGTGCGATCGCGGAGCATTACAATAAAAAGTAAAGGAGATAAAAATGGCTATTACATTGGAAGAAGCAAAAGTAGGAATGGCGGATAAAGTAGACCAGCAGGTAGTAGATGAGTTCAGACGGGAATCATTCTTGCTGGATAAACTGGTATTTGATGATGCAGTATCACCGGGCACCGGAGGCAGTACCATGACATATGGTTATATGCAGTTAAAGACACCGTCTACAGCAGCGAGACGTGATATTAATACAGAGTACGTAAATAACGAAGCGAAAAGAGAGAAAAAGACAGCGGATTTGGATATTTTTGGAGGTTCTTTCAAAGTAGACCGTGTCATACAGGCAACTTCTGGCTCCTTGGATGAAATTGAATTTCAGATGAAGCAGAAGATTAAGGCGGCATCAAACCTGTTCCATTATCTGGTGATCAATGGTTCGATGAAAAAGGAAACAGGATTTACACAATGTAAATTCGATGGTATCAGGAAATTGCTTGCCGGTGCTTCCACTGAAAAATCAGCAGAGGGGATCAATCTTACTGATGCAGATAATATCGACAAATATATGTATTCTTTCGTATTGATGATCAACAGATGGTTTCAGAATATGGCAGAGAAACCGGATATGCTGCTCATGAATGGAGATATGCTTGCAGTGATGCAGTACATTGGTCAGAAAATGGGATATTTTTCAAGAGAAAAAAATGATTTCGGGAATGAAGTAGTTTCTTATCGTGGCATTCCGATGGTGGATACTGGAAGGTATTATGATGGAACAAAAGAAATTGACTGCGTGGAGACTGCAGAAAGCAATGGCTTCAGCTCTATTATCGGATTAAAAATAGGACTTGATGCATTTCATGGAATCTGCCCTACGGAAATATCTGCTTTTATCAAGTCCTATCTCCCTGATCTAAATGCGCCGGGTGCGGTAAAAACCGGAGAGGCAGAACTGGTTGCAGGAGTTGTATTAAAAAATACAAAAATGGCAGGCATATTAAAAGATATCCAGATATTGCCTAAGCCGACAGAGGCAGGAGGCTGATTGTAGATGTCATATGTTGACTGGGATTACTACAGCACGTTTTATACAGAAATAGCCGATGAGGAAACCTTTGACCGTTTATGTGCAAAGGCAGAAGGGAAACTGGATGCCTTTACGCATATGAGAGCCATGCGGTTTATGCGGGATTATAGAAAGACTTATGCCACGGATTTCCAAAAGCAGGTGTGTACGCAGGTGAAAAATACCGTATGTGAACTATTAAATACAATATACATGCATGAGACCAGCGGCATGGGAACGGGGATCACATCCGTATCAAATGACGGGTATTCCGAGAGCTACAAGATCACAACAGAGGCAGAAAAAGAAGCACAGCTATATTCAATTGTAAGGACCGGTCTTGCCGGTACCGGATTGGCAGGTGTTTTATGAGCGTACTGTTTACGGATGCCATGACTGTATATAATCATTACAGGCGGGAAGATACCGGAGAGGATATATGGAATCGGACTGTGGTAAGGGGTGTGCAGTGGAGACATAACAAAAAAGAACTTTCTACATCAAATGGGGTTCAGACAGAAAGTAAAGTGGAAAGCATCACAATTGATTTTCAGAAGAAATATGGAAATAAGCCCTATCTGCCGCCAAATGAATACAGAAAGCTGTCTTTTGAAGAGGCAGCAGGTTATTGGACATTGGATGCAAAGGGCGGGCAGGACATGCTTGTGCTTGGCGAGACGGACAATGAAATCGACCGTGAGTACCGGATCAGAGAGTTGGAAAAAGACTTCCAGTATGCCGTGACCGTCACATCTGTATCTGACAATCGTAACCGCCCAAGGTTAAAACATATAAAGGTGGTGGCAAGGTAATGGCAGGAAGGGATTACCAGTGTACATTTAATCTTGAGGAGTGTATCAGGACTCTGGGATTGAATGAAAAAGGACGGGTGCAGCAGTACGTCACGAATGAAGTATTGCGTCTGTCTGATCCCTATATACCGTTTGACGAAGGTGCGCTGAAAGGCAGCGGACATATTGAGAATGAAACGGATGTTGTGTGGGGCGGTCAGGCAGCGCTTTATGTGAGATATATGTGGAATGGTATTGTTTATGAAGACCCGGATCTGCATTGTGCCGGTTTTGAAGCTGCGGACGGAGGATGGCGTTCACGAAAAGGGGTAAAAAAGGTGCCTACCGACCGTTTGATAGAATACCGTGGCGCGCCGCTTCGTGGGGCATACTGGGTGCCTAGGATGCTGCAGAACGGCGGGTTAAGACAGATTGAAGCAGGCGCAAGGAGGGAGGCGGGAAGATGACAGTATCAGAAGCAATTATAAAGTGGCTCATGACTTTTGATCCGGCAGAACGGCAGAAGATGAAAAATATCCATACAGATGTGCAGCCTGCCGAAGTGGATGCCTATTCTCTCGTGAAAGAACCGGTACAGAATGTAAAGACATTCATTTCCGGAAAAAAAGTTTTTACTGACCATTATATGATCAGGGCAAGGCTTTCCAGTTTAGAAGATACAGAACGTGTCGAGAACAACGGCTTTGGAGAAGCACTAGAGGAATGGGTAAGGGAGCAGGACAGGAATAAAAATTTCCCAAAGATAGAAGGTATCAGTGTAAAGTACATCAGGACAACAACACCTTTCCATGTGGGAAGGACTGAAAACAATAACAGTCTGTATCAAATGACGATATCAATCCAATACATAAAAGAAGGAGAATAAGCAGTTATGAGAGAAGATGTGAGGCATTACATAGACGTTTCCATGAACTCATCCAACCCACAATATGAACTGGTGGGGGACGGCGTGGAATCGTTAACGGAGGAAATGAATCCGGAAGAGGAAACAAAACACTATATTCATATGTCAAGAGCGTCCAACGCCGTGAAATCTTATCAGCGGACATTTGACGTAGATAAAGAGGACTGTGTTGAAGACGAGATGCAGAGCTGGATTGACGGCCTCGTAGATGAACTTCCGAGAGGGGAAAGTGCAAGGACGACATTTGTACGGTTCCGGTTGAAAGATGCCGTGCCGGACAGTCAGGGAATTTACCGCGCGATCAAGGTCCCTTGTACGGTTTCTGTATCCTCTTCCGGTGGTGATGGCGGTGATTATGTACATAATTCGATCAGCGTAAAGCAGCATGGCGAGGACATAAAGGGTACTTTTGATGTGAAGACAAAGACTTTCACTCCTGATAGTGAATAAATGGGAAAGGATGGACGTATGGGAGAATTATATGGAAATCTGAGGATAGACAATGGAATACGGAGGATTGGCGTAAATGATTATGGGGATTATATTGAACTGTCAATCAATGATAATACCCTGACTGAAAGATTTGTGGATTTGCTGACGTGGCTTGATGAAGAACAGAAGAACATGGAAGCAAAAGGGAAAGAACTTGCGGAGAAACATGGGGACGGACCGATCATAGATAAGGATGATGGCGGCAATACGGTGATCAATACATCTGCTTTGTCGGATGTGGTAAAAGCAGAGGCAGATCTGTACAGAAGATGTTGTGAAAAGATAGATCGTGTTTTTGGGGAGGATACCTGTAAAAAAGTTTTTGGTGATGTTTTACCTGATGATGTGCTCATCTGGGATTTCTTTGAACAGATAACGCCGATACTGGAAAAAATGTCAGCGGAACGCGGTGAAAAGATATCACTTCGTTATGACAGGAAGAAAAAGAAGAACAGACAGCGTTCAAAAGAGCAATTGCTCAGGGATTATAAGGAAGGAAAATAAGGAATGGAGAATGTATTGACGGATGGTCTTCCCGAAAAGTATGAGGGATATGCCATCAATACAGACTTTGAGACCGGTATTTTTATCATGAAGGCTTTGAATGATGAAAGCCTGTCAACCATAGAGCAGAATGTTATCGCTGTCAATCTTTTGTTTGATGGGTTAGAGTTCCCTCAAAGTACTAATCTTGCATTAGATGCGTTACAGTGGCTTTTGACAGGATGGAATCACGACAACCATGAAGAAAGTGAAGAGGAAGAGGCTGTCATTGACTGGGATATAGATCAGTGGCGGATCTACAGTGCATTCCGGGGTCAATACAAAATTAATCTGCTTAAGGAAGAACTTCATTTTTGGGAATTTATGGCGCTGCTTACTACACTGGAGGAATGCGCTTTTACACGGGTGGCAGATATCCGGAGAAAAAAGGAACATCCGGGGATGTCATGGGAGGAACGAAAAGCCCTGCAAAAAGCGAAACGGATCTATGCGATCAGGGATACAGAAAGAAAGGGAAACAGAGTCTTAACAAAAGCAGAAAAGGATTTTTTGAAATATGCAAATATAAAAAGAAAAAAAGTGCAAGAGCCAACGCAGAGCCAAGAGCCAGTCGTTACCTGATGATTCAGGTACGGTTGGCTTTTCTCTTTAGAAGGGAGAGCGTATGGCTTATGATGCAGAGGTCAGAGTGGGGACCAGAGTTGATTCTTCACAGATGCAGAAACTGCAGATTCAGATCAATAAGACAACTGATAGAGCAACACAGTTGGCGAAAGAGCTGAATGAAATTAAAAATAAAAAGATTCCTACGGATGAATATAAGGAAGTACAAAGACAGATTGAAGCAACAGAACAGAAATTAAATAAGCTGCTTGAAAAGAGAGAAAATTTTACAGGTGACCGTAGAAGTGCCACATGGCTAAACATGAACGCGGAAATTGAGGAACTTCAAAACAGTCTTCCATATCTTCGGGGTGAATTACAGGAACTTGTAGATACAGGAAAAGCATTTACCCTTGGGAAAGATACAGAGGAATATGAGAGGAAATCCCGTGAGTTAGCTTATTTACATGCCGATCTCTGCGCCCTGAATAAAAGACAGGAAGAATTGATAGCGAAAGAAAACCGTGGTGCAGATGGTTTTAGAAAGATGAATGCATCCGCTAAGAAGGCTTTTGCAGCTATAAATAAGGGCGCCAAAAAATCAGGAAATATCTTAAGGGATTTTGGAAACAGGATAAAAGGATTAGCATTTAGCCTGCTCATATTTAATCAAATATCAAAAGTTTTTAATGCAATGGCAGCCAATATGAAAGAAGGATTCCAGAATCTTGCAAAGTATTCGGATGAGTATAGCAGGAATATGTCAGATTTGGTTTCCGCAAATGAACGGTTAAAAAACAGCATGACAACTGCTTTTGCCCCGCTTGTCAATATGGTCATACCTTATTTGGTATCATTCGTCAACATGCTTTCAGAAGCAGCAGCGAAGGTCGCGCAGCTAATAGCGGCAATAACTGGAAAATCTTCTTATACGCGGGCAGTGGAGGTACAGAAGGATTACAGAAAAGAACTGGAAGGAACGGCAGAGGCCGCAGAAGAAGTTAACGGATCTTTGGCACAGTTTGACAGGCTGAATGTGATCGGTCAGGACAAGGATTCTTCAGGCGGCGGAACGGGTGGCTCTGATGGATCATTGTTTGAGGAAGTTCCCATAGACAGTGGGATACTTGACTTTTTAGACAAAATGAAAGGATTCCTGAACCCTATAATTGATTATGTAAAACAGTTAAAAGACATTTTCATGCAGGGCTTTTGGGACGGGCTGGGAGACTGGGAATACCGATGGGAATCCATAAAAGACAGCTTTGCTTCCATTAAAGAAAGTCTGATTGATATATGGACGGACCCGGCTGTATTGTCTGCTGCTGACGGATGGGCGAAATCGCTTGTTTATATGCTTGGAAGCCTTACAGGTTCTGTAGTGAGTATCGGGTTGACGATTGCAACAAACCTTATAGGCGGAATATCAAGGTATCTTGAGCAGAACAAAGACAGGATAAAAGAACATCTAATTTCCATGTTTAACATTAGGGAAGAAGTCAACCAGATGTTCGCTGAATTTTTTCAGTCGGTAGCTTATGTTTTTGAAGCATTTGCAAGTGAAAACGGACAGCAATTGACGGCAAACATTATAGGAATTTTTGATGAAGCATTTATGGGAATAACGGAGCTTGCTTCAAAGACTTTTCGTGAGGTCGCCAATATAATCATTCAGCCATTTGTGGACAACAAAGAAGCATTCTGTACAGCATTAGAGGGATTCCTTGGCGTATTATCGGAAGTTACAGGAACGATAAAGCAGGGAGTGGATGATACTTTTTTGCATTTGAACCAAATGTATGATGAGCATATTAAGCCGTTTTTTGATTCTTTAGCGCAAGGATTATCTGATCTGACAGCTCAATTTATGGAGTTTTGGAATGAAAATGTACAGCCAATGCTTGAAGAATGGGGGCAGAAATTTGATGTTTTGTGGAAAGAACATTTACAGCCGTCTATTAATGACATTATCGATGCGATAGGTCGTGTGTTCGATTCATTAAGCGAATTGTGGGAGGATTCTCTAAAGCCTTTGGCTGAATGGATTATTAATAATGTACTGCCTGTTCTACTGCCGATAGCGGATGAAATTTTTAACACGTTTTTAGAATTGATAGATTGGACGATTAGTGGAATCTCTGACCTGGCAGGCATTATAGCCGAGTTAGTCAATTTAGTAGTTAAATTGCTAAAAGGCGATTGGTCAGGTGCGTGGAATTCTGCTCTTAATATTGTACAAACAATATGGAATCGAATTAGCGAAACTATAAGCGGTGCTGTAAATAAGATAATTGGTTGGATAGATAATCTGTTAGGTCTATTCGGTAAAGCACAGGCAGCAGGTGCAGGATTATCCGGACTCAGTGTCGGTACAGGTGCAGTACAGAATATTGTTAGCAGATCCAAAATGACACAAAGAAACATAAACATACCGCAGCTTGCTAATGGTTCAGTCATCCGTGGCGGAAACCCATTCCTAGCAATCCTTGGGGAACAGCCTGCAGGACAGACCAATGTGGAAGCACCATTATCCACAATCAAACAAGCACTTAAAGAAGGATTGAAAGAGAATGGAATGGCGGGTGGCGGTACCATAGAGTTGAATGTATATCTTGAAGGAAAACAGATTTATAAGGAAATGATAAAGCAGGATCAGATTGTAAAGAAATCTACCGGAAAAAGTGGATTCTTAAAGTAGGAGGTAGGGCGTGAGATATAACTTTGAAGGATGGCTGATAAAATTTGGAAATGTGATCCTGCCAAACTCATACCTTTTGGCGGACGGGTGGGCGAGCACACCGAACCAGAGGCTGGAACTGGATGCCTACAGGGATGCAAATGCACTGTTGCACCGCGAGACATCAAAGAATTATAAAACGTCGCTTACTCTGAATATAAGGGACATGTCATTGGAGGAAATGTATGCATTTAAAAATGTGATCGGGCTTGCAACATTACCGGATGCATACAAAAATGAGCGGAGGGTAACGGTAACATACTGGAATGATGAAATACTGGATTATTCTACAGGTGTCTTTTATATGCCGGATGTTGCTTATACTATACATTATGTGAATGAAGAAAGATGCGATATTGAATACAACGGGTTTACTTTGGAACTGATCGAATATTAAACAGATGACTATGTGGAGGCAGGATATGACCAATTATGAATATTCTGAATTATTTCAACAGGATAGTATAGACAAGCAGATTGTAATAACATTTGATGATACAACGATTAAAAATGAAGACCTGTTTCTGGAAAAAATAACATTGACAGAAAATCTGTGTTCAGAATCAGAGTTACGGTTTGGATCATGTGAGGCGAGTGTACTGCAATTTAAAGTTGCAAATATCATGAATCCCATGCTTGGAAAATGGCTGGATGTAAAGATGTACTTGGCTGGACACAGTGAAGAAATGTTTACACTTGGAAGATACCGAGTGGAGGAAGACAAACTTACGGCAGACAGACAGTGGAGAGAAATTACTGCTTATGACGCAATGTTTTCCATTATCAATACTGATGTGGCAGCATGGTACAACACAGTGCTGCCCAATAAAGACAGCAGAGTCACAATGAAACAGTTCCGCATAAGTTTCATGGATTATTTTGGATTACAGCAGGTGCTTCCTGAAGAGGGGCTTGTAAATGACAGCATGATCATAGAGAAGACGATTGAACCTTCAGAAGTGAGCGGCAAGGATGTGATCACTTCGATTTGTGAGATAAACGGTTGTTTTGGACATATTGGCAGGGATGGGAAGTTTCATTTTATATATCTTGAACAGGACATTGAAGGGTTATATCCGGCAAATGATCTGTATCCGGAGGAGAGTCTTTACCCAAAAGATGTCAAGTCATCCCCGGTAGGTGCAAAGGGCTCCTATATAAAATGCGATTATGGGGATTACAAAACAACAACTATAAACAAGTTGCAGATCCGTCAAGAGGAAAATGATATTGGCGTAATCGTTGGAAAAAACGGAGATAATATGTATGTCATTGAAGATAATTTCTTAGTCTATGGGAAAGGAAGCCGGGAGCTTTGGGATATTGCAAATAACATCTTTAACAAGATCACAGACATCATATACAGGCCGTTTGATGCAGAAGTGAAAGGAAATCCATGCTTTGAGGTGGGTGATCCTATCCGGATCGTGACAACGTATGAACTTGTCGAGACTTATATTTTAAGAAGGACGCTGACGGGAATACAGGCACTTCGTGATGACTATTCAGCAGAAGGTGTGGAAAAATACTCTAATGATGTAAATTCAGTACATAAATCAATTGTACAGTTAAAAGGAAAGACAAATCTTCTTGTGCGCACGATCGAAGAAACAAGGATACAAATGGAGGACATAGAGAAGGAACTGCGTGCAGAGATCACTATAAATGCAGAACAGATTAAGACAAAAGTTACAAAGGGTACCGTCTCTTCTGAAATTAGTCAGGAGGCCGGAAAAATATCAATATCTGCAAACAGGATAAGTATAAGTTCAGATTATTTTATCCTTACAGACGATGGAAGGATAACGGCAACAGCGGGAACGATTGGTGGAATAAGCATTGGTAATGGGATTTATGCTACGAACTTTAGTATAACAAGTGGCGGAAATGCAACATTTACAGGAATAAACATCACAAGTGGAAGCGGCAGCTTCAGCAGCGGTTTTGGAGTGAGCGGGACTGCAAAAAACCAGTTCGATAATTTAGTTGCAAGCAATGCAACGATAGGGAATCTGATAGCACAGAGGGCAACAATAGAACAGCTTAATGCGACAAACGCAGCAATCGGATCGATACAGGCTAATTATGTAACGGTAAATTCTCTAAATGCTGTAAGCGCAAAAGTTAACAACATTGCAGCAAACTATATTACAGCAAGTGCGGTGAAAGCAGATTACATGGAAGTCGCAAACTGGACTACAGCAGGACATATAAAGGCAGAAAAAATAGATGCGGAAACAATATCTGCAAAATTGGCATCTCTTTCAAGCGTAAAAATAGGCGGCTTGAGCGTAACAAGTCTTACTGTAAGCGGAGCATTTAACTATGGCGGGAAAACTTGGTCTTCAAAGACAATTGGCAGCACGACATATATGGTTGCAACAAACTAAAGGAGGGGCACATGTGAAAAGTATAGATGTGAGGGAATTTAAATTAACAATTTCCAATTTTGTAAACAACAGCGAATTACCTGATGAAATAAAACGAATGATTCTCAGAGAAATTTATGAAGAAGCCGAACAGAAAGCAAACTTAACCATAATGGAAGAAATTAGAGAAAGAGACAGATCGGATAATGCAGAGGGGGTAAAGAATGCAGAAAGCGCATGTTAATATTGACTGGGAGAACAGACCTTCGGACAAAACACCGCTTAATGAACAGAATCTAAACAAAATGGACAGGTCGATTGATACTATTGATAACAGGGTGATTGAATTAGATACAACGAAGTTTGATAAGATTGACGCGCAAAAACTTGTCAAGAGTATTACATTCAGCCGTGATAATGGTGTATTCACAGTTACATATTTCGATGGGACGACAGCTACGATTGATACTATGCTGGAAAAACTTGCAGTGAATTTTGATTATGACGCCGTTACCCAGAAACTGATCATTACGTTGGATGATGGAGAAGTTAAGGAAATAAACCTATCAGCATTGATTACAGAATATGAATTTTTAGATAGCGGTACGGTCGCATTTCAGCTGCAGCAGGATGGGAAGATTAAGGCAGTTGTAAAAGAAGGCAGTATTGAGGAAAAGCATCTAAGACCAGATTATCTTGCGGACATCCGTGTAGAAGTGTCAAAGGCAGAAGCAAGCAAAAATGCAGCAGCCCAAAGCGAAGCAAATGCGAAAATAAGCGCGGAAAGTGCCAAGGAATCAGAAATAAATGCGGCAAAAAATGAAGAAAGTGCAGATAAGTGCAAACGGGAAGCTGAAACAGCAGCGGCAAACGCAAAGATAAGTGAAGATGCTGCAAAAAATTCAGAAACAAATGCGGCAAAAAGCGAGACAGCATCAAAATTAAGTGAAGATTTGGCAGCGATAAGTGCCGGTGATGCTGCAGATAATGCAGATAATGCAGCGACAAGTGCAGTACAGGCAAAAGATTATTCGGGAATAGCGCAAAGCTATGCGGTTGGTACAGAAGGGCAGGTTCGCCCTGAGGATGCTTCGGATAATTCAAAATCTTATTCTGAATTGGCTAAAAAACTTACAGATGAAGCACGAAAATTGTTGGAACAGGCGCAGAAAATAATTGCCGCGGCATCCACAGGAGCACTCATCCCTGCAGGAACGGTTACGTTTGAAGAGTTACCTGAAGAACCGCAAATTGGTTATATGTATAATATCTCAAATAATTTTACTACAGACAGTCGTTTTTCGGAAGGAGAAGGAATCTTTTATCGCGCCGGTGCAAATGTATACTGGACATCGGAAGGAAAATGGGATGTTCTCACAGGGGTTCAGGTTACTGGTGTTAAGGGCGATTCTGAAACGGAATACCGAGTAGGAAATGTAAGCATTGGAAAAGAAAATATAGGACTCGGAAAAACAGAAAATAAAACATCGAAAGATATACTAAGCGAGTTAACAGCAAACGATGTAACCAATGCGTTAGGATATATCCCTCCCAAGCAGGATACGTGGAAAGCCAATACATTATCCAATGAAGGATATGTTGAGAAAGGAGAGGGGCATGCGGATCAAGTTTGGGGAACGGATGAAAATGGAAATCCGGGATGGAGAGAAAATAAAAGCAGTATAGAAATGCTCGAAACGCTGGAAGAGCTGGAAGCAAATACGCAAAGCGGATATGTTGCGGATGCACTTGCGGTCAGGGATATGGGTTTAAATCTGCAGAATGCTGTTGATGAGATAAACAGCAATTTAGGAAAACTGAGCGGCTGGTGTCCGTACAGTGAAAGTTTTAATATTGGTTTTGTCAATGGAATCGCAGATGTAACAGTACAGGGGAAATATATAACAAGTACTTCTGTATCTGTGTGTGGTATATGGGAGCCAAATTTTAATGGTATTGTCAGGGCCGTTGGCGGCAAAATACGGATCACCGGATATCTCGGATCAACGGCGGTCACAGGCACTGTCTGGGTATCGCTTGCCGGTATCATCAGATATCAATAACCGACACCCGGAAGGAGGGATGGACACATGTTAAATATGAAATATAAAGACAGCCAAGAAACCTATACTGTTAACTTTAAAAGAATATCGGACAAGATCATTGAGCTGTGCGGGGATTTTCCCGTTAAACGGTCAGGTTTTGTTTTGTCGCGCATAGGCAAAGAGGATGGCTGGGATTACTCTGCATACAAGACAGTATATAAAGAAATAGAAAACGGCGTGCAGTTTAGCAATGATGGAAGCATTTATATTCCACCGGAACCGGTACCCGAACCGGACCTTCCCAATTATGAACCTACGCCGGAAGAACTTGCGGAGCAGGAGCAAAGAAGAAAAGAGGCGGAAGCTGTCCCAACAAATGAAGAGCTTGCAGCAGCGGTCATAGAGCTTGCAGAAAATATGAGCGATGTAGAGGATGCAGTAGCAGAGCTTGGAGCGATCATTGGTGAAGGGAGGTAAAACGATATGGCAAAGATCTATTTTAAACGCATTAACGCAGGGCTTATGGCATTAGACGAAGTTCCGGCGAAATGGAGAAATGAAGTGAAAGCTATGATCGATGATGAAAAAACGTAGAAGGGAGAAATATATGGAAACAATAGCAGCAGCGGTGATAACAGGCATAGTCACATTGGCAGTCTGTATGGTAAACAACCATTACCAGAACAATTCAACAAGAAACCTGATAGAATACAGGCTAAAAAAATTAGAGGAAAAAGTAGACCGGCATAACAATGTAGTAGAGCGTACATACAAACTCGAAGAGCTGACTGCATTACAGGAAGAAAAGATAAGAGTGGCAAACCACCGCATTGAGGATCTTGAAAGGGCTGAATGATAAAGTGTGGAAGACGATAAAGAACCGTGGATTTACGGACAAACTCTACTTTTATAATCTTATTCTTGTAAATATGATCATGGCGGCAATCCTTGCCATCACAACGCTGAGCGGAGTGCTTGGCATTATGGACCTGTCACCGCTTTGCAGTATCCCGCAATGGGCATACACAGAGCTTGGCATACATACAGGATTTATTATATGGAAAGCAAAAGCAGAGAACAGCCGGAAATACCGTTTTGGTACGAATGGAAAGACAAAAGAAGAGGATGAAGTTGCACCGGTGCAACCGGGCGGAGAAAGCGGGGATATTTATTATGAATGATATTTTATTTGAGGTTTTGAAAGCAGTTCTGGTATTGGCGGTTGTTTTGCTGGCAAGGTATACAGTACCGTATGCAAAAGCGTTACTGGAAAACAGCAGGTACGACTGGATAACAGAATGGATAGCGGTAGCGGTCAGGTCAGCAGAACAGACTATTGTTGGTGAAAATCGCGGTGAGGAAAAGAAGGCAATCGTTACGCGGTTCATCAAAGAGCAGCTGGTCAAAAAGAATATAACTCTTTCGGATGAACAGCTTGAAAATCTGATCGAGGCTGCAGTGTATGCATTGAACGGAGGCTGATAACATGTTGAAGGCAGGATGTGTTCTTTTAGCTGTATTTATCGCAGCAGCAGCGATAGCAGCAATAACCGGTAAAATGGTAAGCGAATGCGCAGGATGCATGAAAGATTGGGAAGGATGAGGTACATATGGGATTAAAGACAGGACAGGAAGGATTAAATTTAATAAAGCAGTTTGAAGGGTGCCGGCTGACAGCATATAAATGTCCTGCAGGCGTCTGGACGATCGGTTATGGTCATACAGGTAACGTGGCAGCAGGACAGACGATTACACAGGCAGAGGCGGACAGGCTGCTTGTGACAGATATAGAAAAATACGAAAAGAAGGTAAATCAGTACTTCGATAAGTACAAATGGGATCAGAATGAATTTGATGCGCTCGTTTCCTTTGCATTTAATGTGGGCAGCATAGACCAGCTGACGGCGAATGGAACGAGAAGCCGTACGGTGATAGCCGAAAAGATTCTCTTATATAACAAGGCGGCAGGAAGAGAGCTTGCCGGACTGACAAGGCGTAGAAGGGCAGAACAGGAATTGTTTTTGTCAGCAATAAAAGTCCGGCACAGCGAAGCAAGGGCAACCCTTAAAAAGGGAAGCCGCGGGGAGGATGTGGTCTACCTGCAAAAGCAGCTTGCCATCTTGGGTTATGCAGTAGGCAATATTGATGGAATCTTCGGGATCAAAACGCTGGAAGCAGTAAAGGCATTCCAGATAGATAACAATCTTTCTGTAGATGGCATTGTTGGGACTAAAACATGGACAGCACTTGGATAA